CCTTCTTTCTTTTCTTGCGTTTTTTTGCTTTGAAACAATGTTGGAAGTAATTTGCTTGGTACAACAGAAGTTTTTAAACCTTTTTTATTGTCAACATTGACTCTATATATTTTATTGAGAACTTTGTTTATTATTGAAAAATGTTTGTCCTGTTTTTTTGTTTGCTTATTTACAGCTTTCGCAGGGTCTTTTTCGTTATCTTTTAAACCAAAAATTGACTTAAATGCTTTAGATCCGAAAAATTTAATAGGTTTCCATAATATACTCGCCGTGGCTTTGAGAGCAGTGACTATTGGTTGTAAATCAGTCCAAAATTTACCGAATGCTTCGCTCATCAATCCGCCAACAACACCTGCCATTTTTTGATAATATTCCTTGGCTGTACTATAAACTGTATTGATATTTTTTATAGTTTGCGCAAAAGGTTTGATCCATCCTTTGTTGATGTTATTCATAACAAATTTAGTCATCATTGATACGTCTTTTTTGGTTGAACCCATCAAAAATTTTTCTGCTTTAAATAGAAGACGTTCTCTTTTTTCTTCTTCTTTTGTTTGTAATGAATTTGAATCAGAATCATCTTTAGGTGGTTTTTTCGATGGTGGTTTATTGGCCGTTTTGGTTATTTTTTTAAGTTCATTAATAAATTCATCAGCAATAGGTTTCAATGCCGTTGCAAGAGATTTAGTATCAAATTGTGGGCTAGATTTCATTGCCATTTTTTTTCTCCATAAAAACAAAATAGGGTCTAAAGGTATTTAGTCCCTTTAGATCCTATTTTTAAAAGATCCTTGTAATTTTCTAAATTACAGCGAGGTTTATTTTAATTTTATTCTGTCATTCTCTGTTTGGTTTCTAATATCTCTAATAACCATGCCGATAAAGGCTTCCCGTTCAAAATCAGCTAATTCATTACTTTCAGCAATAGATATATGTGCCCTACTAGCCAAATAATATTGGTCTTCCGTTATGCTCTGTAAACTCATTCCACTACAAAGCACATATATTAATAGAAAAAATTTTCAACAGGCACCTCTTTTCTTTCCTTATATCCACAGTGTGAACACACAACATCAAATGAAAAATCAATTCCGAAATCGTTTGTATCGAACCAACCAGATATTTTATCCTGTTCTGATTGTTGAATATTATCTAAGAAGAATATTCTTTCTTCTAATGGTAAATCTGTTTCTTCACCTTCTGGCGTAATGATTCCAATGATAGATAACCCATATAGTGTTGTTGTAATAGTAAGTGTTCGTTCAAGATCACTTATTTCAGCATTTTTATATTTTTCTGTAAATATATTATATGCTGTATCTTGCATGTCTCTTGTGATCAACGACAATCTAACAGAAATATTATCATTTATTTTTACTACATTCCAATCTACTTTTTTCTCAACATTAGTAGTAACGATATTAGATTCTTTAATTTCATCAGATTTTTCAATTAATTTACCTTTTCTTTGTTTGGTTTGTACAACCGATTTTTTTTCTGGTTCACTAACTATAGCTTTGGATAATGTATTCAATTTTGTTACTGGTAAATTAGATAGATTCAATGTTTGTTGTGATTGAGACGAACAACTTGTACAAACAGATTGAAATCCATAAGTTGCCCCTCTAGTGGCCTTTCTAATCTCAACAAGTAAAAAAAATCTATCTTGAATATATAGTTTTTTAACTTCAAATCCATCAGGATTGATAACACATTCCATTATTAAGTCATCTAGTGCTGATTCAATAGACATTGAATCATTTGATGTTTCATATAACAACAATTTTTTTATTTGTCCCGTTGTTACTGGCCTAAATGAAATGGTGTCGCCACTTCCCGGCAATTCTGTTTCAAATACATACGAATTAATATAATTTCTGAAATTTGACATTTTTTCCTCCACAATTTTGTTTTATTTTAAAAGAATTTATCTATTATACTTCCACCAACAGATTGTAATACTTGTCTACCAGCTTTAGCTAAACCAGATTCTTCGTTTTGTGTAACTGTATGATATTGATATGAAAATGTTATATCAACTGTTGCAAATTCGTTTGTAGCGTAATCTAAACTAACTTGCCCTATAGTTTTAGGCCAAGCACTAAAAAGTTTGTATGTACAAATTACATTTCCATCCATACCTAATAATTGTACAACTTGATTTGTCATATAATCTTTTGGTTTGCCGTACATGCCTGTTTCGGGGTTTTGCATTATTAAATGCCAATCCCAAAACTTTTTTAATATACTAGCATCGTTGTTTACTAAGAATGTAACCGACCAATCTTGTGATCTTCTAACACTAGACATTTTATATTGTTGCCCACAAAAATATGTAGATGATTCTTCCACAGATGATTCTGGTAGTGATGTTGATTTTACAAAATATTTAAAATCCTGTGTATCAAATGAATTACCGAATGTATTTATTGCTGTTGTTCCACCAGCAACTAACCCCTTGGATATCATATCTCCTATGTTGCCAGGGTTTGATAATGCAGCTGATAGTCCTGATAGTAAAGCGTTTTGTATGCCTGGAAATTCTACTTTACAAATAAATAGATATGCCCTTGCGTTGGCCCCCAAAAATTTTGATTTATATGTATCAACATCCACCTGTAGTACTCCTAGTATGTGTTCCAGTAGTTTTGCCGTTTAAATTTGTTGGTATTTGATATGCCATAATTATCTAAATGCCGATCCTGTTATTTTATTTAGCAATGATTTCATTAATGTGTTAGCAGCACCATTTCCAGCATTTTCTATTGTGGTGGTGAAATATTGATATGCAAATGTTACGTCAACGGTTGCTATATCAGTGGATGAATAATCTAACGAAACAGCCCCAATTGATTTTGGCCAAGCATTAACTAGATTGTATGATCTAGTTGATTCACCGGCACCATTCAATAAAAATAGTTGTTGCGTTGCCATATATGTTGCTGGTTCGCCCGGTTTATTATATTTTGGATCATATATGATATCATGCCATAAATTGAAACTATTTAATAATGTTCCTTCTTCATCAACATTGAATGATACCGTCCAATCACCATATGATCTACTGCCAGCCATTTTGAATGGTATGCCGGGATATGAAACTGTTATTTCTTCAAAAGAACTATCAGGTATTGATGTAGATTTTACAAGATATGGAACAACATTTGATCCAGCTTTATATCCAAAGGGGGATAACATCTGATCCATAATAGATGAATTACTTGATGTTTGTATTCCCATACTATTAGGGAAGGTGAATAAAGCGAAAAATAAATATGCCTTTGCCCCACCAAGAAACTTAGTTTTGTACGAATCTATATCAAATGAAACCTTCACAGAGATCTCCTATTAACCAAATGTTGGCGTTACACCATATGTTGCTTTGTCTGTAACATGGTAAATGTAAGCAAATGTTATATCAAATTGAACTACGTCATTTTGAGTATAATCTAATGTTGCATTACCGATAACTTTTGGCCAACAAGCAAAAAGCTTATATTTCATTATTGGGCTTCCTGTAAGGCCTAACAAATCAATTTGTTGATCTACCATATAGTTTGCCGGTGTGTTGTATACGTTTGTCGTAGGATCATGGATTAATGATAACCAATTGTGATAATATTTCTGAATATTTGCTTCAGCATCACAATTGAATGTAACTGTCCAATCACTATACGTATATTTTCCAGCTACTTTGAAATCAAATCCTTGCCATGCTAATGGAATTTCATCAATTGATGTTTCCGGTAAACTTGTTGATCGTACAAGATATGTAGCAATATCAGAATCTGCGCCAACACCGCCTGGAAATACAGGCTTATAATAGAACAGGTATGATCTGGCACCACCCTGAAAATTGGCTCTATAACTATCTATGTCGAATCTTGGACTCATGTGCGTTCCTCCTAAATTAAAATTGAATGTTTATTATCCGCATATAATCGTTGAACGACTCTTATGTGAATATTTACTAATATTGATATGGTTTTCCATTTTATTTTATTGTTTCTATAATCAATAATTTTTTGTATAATATCAGTATTATATTTTGTATTACTTTTTCTTATTTTTTCTTTTGTTTCGTCTGAAAGTTGTATTCCATACCTATTGTTGTCTTTACCATATCGCTTGTTTTTTCCAATCATACTAATTCGTCTTTTTTCTTTAGTTTTATCTGATTGAACATGACCAATATGACTTTCGCTGAGTTTTTTTACTTGTTCATCGGTGAATTTATATCCATTAGTGCCTTCGCCGCCCCATGTAAGATTGTATCCGCCTTCACTTACATGGCTATGTTCAACAATAATTTTCATTGTTTCTAGTATATTTATAATCAATGGATCACATTCACAGATAATTTCCCATTTGAATGATTCTTTGCCGTGTTTTCTTATAGCTTTATGAAAATAAGCATTATCTGAATTTCGTTTTGTTGCGCCAATGTGGTCTGAAATTCTTTCATCTAATGTTTGTGTTGTTTTTCCGACATAAACTTTATTATTATGAAGATTTGTAACTTTGTATATTATGCCATTGAAACGTGGCATATTATATCCTCCTATGCTTTTTTATTCTCTGTTTTTATTTATATTTG